AGAGGAAGAAATTCAACATCCACGCATTTGTCAATACTGAAAATGGAAGGTATTGGCGAGAGATAAAGAACGGTAGGCATACATTCATTGGCAGACACTTAGACTTACCTATGGATTTAGACAAGGGAAAGAGGTGTGGTAAGATTATCTTGTATACAGATGACATGATAAAGGTATTGAAAAAGCAAATGGATGAAGCTGGACATAAAAAATGAGATACGAACTTTTTAGCCCTGAGATACAAACTAAAACAGACTTAAAAAAGTTATCTTAAAAGGTCCTTATTCATATTATTATTCTTTAACTTCTTATCTTTAATATAACTTTGTAGGAGAGGAATGGACGAAAAATATTTAGCTGGAATTTTTGATGGCGAGGGTAGCACTGGTATTTATTGTCAAGGTGAATCTTTTCACTTTTGCTTAACCATATCACAAAGTGGGTTCACCGAACCAAAGATACTTACGGACATTCATAATCAATACGGTGGTCACATCTCAAAAAACACGAACACAGTCCGTAGTAAAATAAAATCAAGGAAGCCAAGTTGGGTTCTGTCATTGAGTAGGGGTGATGAGGCTATAAAAATATTGAATGATATTTACCCACACTTGAAGATTAAGAATCGTGAGGCTAAGTTGGTTATAGATTTTATAGAGTTGTGTAAGGAACAGAGGAAAGAGAAACCAATCAATAAGGCGTATCCGAATAGATTACGCAGAAGTCAGATAGAACATAGAGCACATTTATATATTGAGTTTCTAAAGGTGAGAGAATCACAATTCGGTGGTGTTCTCAGCAATAGAGATGCTGAGTATGAATAAACATGAACAACAAGGAAAAAATCATTAAGTCTTTTGGAAAGGTGCGGGACGACCTTGATGACGTTATCTCCAACCTGCAACAACTGGACAGTGGTGATAAGAAAACTGATAGGTTAGCAACGAATCGGATTACATTTGCGATGTTTTCGGTTGTTGACAGACTTATTGATACGGAAGCAAAACTATATAATTACTTAAAGAGGAGACAAGACAATGGATTGTGTATTAAAAAAGAGTCTAAAAGAGGAACACGAGAACATAAATAACCCACTATATGCACCTGGTGGTATAGCCGCAGACATGACTCATATTTGTCCCTTAATGGGAAAGCAAATATGTTATTGGTGCTGTCAGCATATTTACCACGTTTCTCAACCTATGACTAGAGTTGTAAGTAGTGACAACAACCCTGGGTATGCTGAGAAGATTGCTAAGTTGACTGATAGAGAAGACCTAGATGATGTTTGGTCTACTTGTAGTCAATGTGGCAGAGGTGGTAGTAAAGGGGCTTGACATTCTGGCAAAAGTATGCTATAATATATGAAAGAGTTAAAAAGACTTGAAATAGAGACTAGAAAACTTCGGGACGTGTTGGCAAAACTACATAATCCTGGGTTCTCTTTTCCTGAACAAGAACTGATTAGGAGAGTCTTCAAGTCCATACTTCCTCAACTGAGGAATGATACCGATAAGGGTATCGCTAATGATATTTTAGAGAAAACCGAATGGTTGGAGAAGACAAATGGAGCATGATTTGGACGATGAAATCGTAATCACAAACGAATACGAAAGAAGAGAACTCAGAAAGCAGAGAACAATTATCTTGTCAGGAGAGATTGATACTGGAACTGCCCACGAGTTCATCGAAGATATGATGATTCTAGTCAAAGCAGGTAAAGAACCTATGACGGTGGTTATTACATCACCTGGTGGGTCTGCTTTTGCTGGTTTTGCTATCATCCGTGCTATTAGATATGCACAACGTCATGGAGTCAAAGTAATTGGTTCTGTGTACGGTCAGGCAATGTCTATGGCATTTTTTATTTTACAGTGCTGTGACGAAAGGGTCATGGGTAACTTGTGTGTTCTCATGGCACACGGTGTTACTACTGGTTTCGTTGGTGACATGAGAAACGTAGACGCAGAAAAGAAACTACTTACTTTGTGGCAACACGAAATAGCTAAGTTGGTTTCTGAACGTTGTACTGCGAAGGACTCAAAGTATTGTACCGCCGAACATTGGGTAGAGTTACTAAGAGATAACACTCCGCAGTTCTATTCTGCAAATGAAAGTTTAGAGATGGGATTGGTTGATAAAATCTGTGATGATGACGGTAAAGACGAAGAAGTTAAACCCTAACGCAATACTACCTAAGTTAGTTGATGATTTCGCCGCATGTGCTGATTTGTACTGCTGTGAAGACTGTGTGGTAGAGTTAGGTAAACTAACAAAGGTAAGGACAGGTCTGGTGTTTGAGATACCAGAAGGTCATATGGTAGAAGTAAGACCACGAAGTGGAATTTCCAGTCGTGGTGTGATTATACCAAACGCACCTGGAACAATTGACTCAAACTATAGAGGAGAAGTAATCGTTCTAATGTACGGTCTGTTCGGTAGCGAAACTTTCAAAGCTGGAAGTAGAGTTGCTCAAGCAAGACTCGTGAAATTGGAGGGATACACATTCAAAGAAGTAGACGAGGTTACAGAAACAATTCGTGGTTCAGGTGGTTTTGGGTCTACAGGAAAATAAAGGAGAGGTATGGACAAAGAGTATTCGGTTTATTTGGCAGGTCGAATTGCCAATTTAAGCTATGAGGAAGCAATGGCATCTCGTAATGAGATGATTCAGAAGCTTAACGCAGTCGGCATTAGGTGTCGGACTCCTATGCGGGGTAAACAGCATTTAGAGAATGCAAAGAAAATTGATAGTGATACATTTAAGAATGGACTAACTATCAATGAGGTCATTCAAAGAGACATCAGTGATGTCGAAAAAGTAGATGCTGTGGTAATTCTAACTGGTGATGATGCCAGTTGGGGAACTGCTGGTGAATTCTATTATGCAACGTGGGTTTCCAAGACTCCCACACTCGTAATTGCTAAGAACTACGTTGGTGGTTGGCTAGAGAGATTTGCAACTAGAATTGAACCAGATTTCGACAGTGCAGTCAAGGTTTTGGTGCATTGGAAGAAATACTGGAACGGTGAGGGAGTATACGATACGAGGTAATAAAAGATGGTAGCAAAGAGTATTGCACAATGGGCAAAAGACTTAGTTAATGAAGATAACGTAAAATTATGTATTCTTCTTACACCAGATGCAAGTAATCCAACAGCTATTGCTGATGCAGTAAGTGGTTGGATTGTCTACAGTGGTTCTTTATAGGAGTAATTGGATAAACAATGAGGGTAATTAAGCGTGACGGCAGAATAGTCAAGTATAATCAGGAAAAAATAGCCATAGCCGTAGGGAAAGCAATGAAGTCCCTTGGCAGACTTGATGATAAAATAGCACACCAAGTTGCTGACACAGTAACCGAAACATTGGGAAGTTCTAAAGAGGTTTCTGTCGAGGATATTCAGGATAAAGTAGAAGATGCTTTAATCAAGTTGGGTGACGCCCAATTAGCTAAAGCGTATATACTCTATCGTGCAGAGAGAGCTAAAGTAAGAGGTTTCAAAGAAGCAATCGGTATTGAAGACGACCTCAAACTTGGGGTTAATGCTCTTTCGTTACTTGATAAGAGATATTTGAAGAAGGTAGATGGTAAGAAAGAGACACCATCACAGATGTTCCGCAGAGTAGCAAAGCATGTTGCCTCTGTAGAGAAGCAATATGGCAATGACCCTGTATATTGGTCTAAGGCTTTCTATAACCTAATGGCAAACCAAATCTTTCTTCCAAACACACCGTGCTTGGCAAACGCTGGTAGAGAGGAATTGAACTATCTTTTTGCTTGTTACGCATTTGAAGTTGGTGACTCTATTGAAGACATTTTCCAGACCGTTAAAGATTGTGCTATAGTACAGAAGACAGGTGGTGGAGTTGGTCTTAATCTATCTAAGTTACGTCCTATGGGTGACCTTGTTAAGTCAACTGAAGGTGTGGCTAGTGGACCGATTGACTTTATGCGTGTCTTTGATATGACAAGTGATGTTATCAAACAGGGTGGTATCAGACGTGGTGGCAACATGGGTTTACTGCTAATTAACCATCCCGATATTGTTAACTTCATTAAGTGTAAGAACGATGAAAACAAACTAAACAATTTTAATATATCTGTTGCTATTACTGATGACTTTATGAGAGCGGTAAAGAATGATACCGAGTTTCAATTGGTAAGTCCAAAATCTAACAAAGTCACAGGAAAAGTTAAAGCCAGAGAGTTGTTCCGTCTGATTGCAGAATCAGCTTGGAAGAACGGTGAACCTGGCTTTGTTTTTTGGGATAAGATTGAGGTTGACAACCCAACACCAAAAGCTGGTCACTTGATTAAGAACTTGTGTGGTGAACAAGACCTACTTCCTTACGAAGCCTGTTGTCTTGGTTCAATCAATTTGGTCAAGTTTGTTGAGGATGGTCAGATTGTTTACACATCACTAAGAAAGGTTGTTCACCATGCGGTGCGTTTCCTTGATGACGTGATTGATGCTTCTGATTATCCATTAGATGTTATCAAGAAGACAGTTAAGTCTAATAGAAAGATTGGACTTGGTGTGATGGGGTTCTCTAATTTATTACTCAGACTTGGTGTACCCTATGACTCAGACGAAGCGTTGAAGATTGCTGAAGATGTGATGGACTTTATCAATGTTGAATCACGAAAAGCTTCGGCAAAACTTGCTGAGGAGAAGGGTGATTTTCCAGCCATAAAGGTATCCATTGTTGATGCACCACAACGTAACGCTACGTTAACTACTATTGCTCCTACTGGTAGCATTAGTATCATTGCAGAGACATCAAGTGGCATAGAACCAATATTTGCGGTGGTGTATAATAAGACTAATATTTTGGAAAACAACACATTCTTTGAGGTAAACCCAATATTTGAGGAAATTGGCAAACTAGAGGGGTGGTATTCACCTACTTTGATAAATAGGGTGATTAGGAATGGTGGTAAGGTCACAGGTATTACCGAAGTACCAGAGAAGTGGCAAAAAGTTTTCAGAACTGCGTTGGAAATATCACCTGAATGGCATGTAAAAATGCAGACAGCTTTCCAGCGTCATGTCAATAATTCAATATCCAAAACGATAAATCTTCCTTACGAATGCACTGTCGAAGATGTCGAGAAGGTCATAAAGCTTGCTTATGATATGAACCTTAAAGGTCTTACAGTGTTCCGTAATAATAGTAGGACAACACAGGTCTTAGAAACACTCTGTCCTGAGTGTGAAGACGGTACTTGTCCTATTACCCCGCCTAGTCAGACCAGTTCTGATTAGCATATAGGGAGTTTTCCTTATGGCAATCCACAATCTCACTGGTAACGCAAGCAAAGAAATGGCAATATTGCCTCGTACTTCGGATATTAGGAGTAATATGACTGATTCGCAAAAACTGTGTGCCATATGCCAAAAGGAATACCGTCCCAGGTTTCCTCGTGAGTTCTTTTGTAATGATTGTTACCATAGATGGTACAAAGAGATAAGGGAACGTTTACCTTGGGTAAAGTTCTGCATATCGAGCGAATTACGAAGACGCAGACAAGACAGCAAAATGGGTGGTTGGATTTTTCTAGGTAATAAATGGGACGTTGATGACCACGATAGATTAGTACCGAGGGACGGATATAATGGGTAGAAAGAGAAAGGGTCAAGTTCTGCAAGAGAGAATTGACCGTTACATGCAAGAATATGAACTGGACGAGTTGAATGAAGCCAATGATATGGCGGCACTCACTCAGATGTGTCAACTTGAGTTGAACATGGAGCAAATTCAGGAAGCTCTAGCCGATATGACTGATTTGTCAGAGAACTCAAAGAAGGTTAAAGACTTGATGAGTTCTTTACGTGATGCTACCCAGTCATGGACTAATCTTCAGGAGCAACTTGGTATTGCTAGGAAGAAGAGACAGACCGAGAGTGATGAGACTCCTCTACAGTATATCGAGAAATTAAAGGAACAATCAAAGAAGTTCCTTGATAAGAGACTGAAGACATTGAAGTGTGACAAGTGTGGTCAGCCGTTGGGTAAGTTTATGTTCTATGTGAACGAAAAAGGTGAAAAAGGTTCTATAGAAAGCGAAAAGAAACCAATTGAAGAATACAAATATACCATTCGTCACGAATGCTGGAAATGCTCTGGTCATATTGCTGAGGTTTCCAACGAAGATATTGTGTTAACACAGAAATGAAAGAGAAAATAACCTTATCAGAGGGCGATTTAGCCCTATTAGAGATTTTGGATGACCCAGTTTTGTTTGGGGAGTTCATAAAAACTGATGATGAAGACATTGAGTCTGGTGGTTATGGATGGAAATGGGATAACTACCAAAAGAAGATGTTGACTGACACATCATCTTTCATTAGTGTTGCCACAGGACGTAGCACTGGTAAAACAGAGAGTATGGAATCAAAGATTATCCATACTGCTATCTCAAATAAGTATAGAAAGTCCAGTGCCAACGAAATCTTGCTGGTTGTTCAGAACAAGGCACAACTAGAACCTGTGTTTAATAAGATATGTAATACAATTAGAAGACACGCACTACTAAAGTGGTACACTGATAGGTTCAGTATCAACATGTCAAGTCACGAACTAAGACTATTGAACGGATGTTTGGTTAGGTGCAGAATTGTTGGTTCTACTGCTGATAGTAACATTATCGGTTTGCACGTACCATGTGTATTCGTTGATGAAGGTCAGGTGTTCGGATACAATGCTTGGAACTCACTACAACAGTGTTTGACACAGTGGGATACTGGATTCCAGTTGTGGGTTAGCGGTGTACCTAATGGTCTTCGTGAGAAGAACGTTTTGTACGAGTGTGACCAAGTAGAGGCTAAGTTCTCACGTCACAATTTATCAAGATTGGGAAGTAGCAGATATACTAAAGACCAACACGCAAATGACCTTAAACAGTATGGTGGTGAGACAGGAGATGATTATATTCACTTGGTGCTAGGCGAACATGGTTCACCCGCATTCTCTGTCTTTGACAGAAAGTTAATGAAGATAGAAAGCTATCCAGTAACTTATTGTCTCCTTAACAACATCACACTAGACCAGCATAATGGTGAGTTCAACGAGTTATTGAAAGCTCCTGATTTACCATTGGAAATTCAAATGAAGTGCGACCTAATCGTTGCTGGTATAGACGCTGGTTTCTCCAACGACCCCACAATTATTACTATATTGTGGCGAGACAAAGCGACAGGTGTTTGGCGTGAGTTTTTGAGATATGAACTGCGTAGAATCAAATATCCTACTCAGGCTAAAATTATAGACTGGTTGGACACGATATACAGGTTCAACATGCTTTGTATTGATGCTGGTTCTTCAGGTCTTGCTTTGTGTCAGATATTACAAGATAACGATGGTGATTTCAAGAGTAAGGGTTATCTAAAGAGACTCATTCCTGTTGACTTCCAAGCTAATGTGGTTACAGGTTATGAAGAAGATAAGAATGACCCAAAGAAAAAGGTTGAAGTAAAGGATAGGGTGAGGAAGTTTACTATCCAAACTTTACAGAAGTGGTCACAGAATGACCAGATTATTGCTTTCTCAGACCAGGATGATGATGTCATATCTGAACTTGAGAGAGTTGGTTTTACTAGGGATATGCTAGGACAACCGAAATTTTTTGTATATTCCCCTCAAGGTGGTCAAAAGGGAGAAGACCACATATTGGCTTCGTTGCTTACTTGGGTGTATGGTTATTACAATAACTATTTTTCACCGCAGAGACCTACTACAAAGGGCAAATATAGCGACCTTGCTGGTGCTAAGTGGAATACGAGGTAACATAGATGGATAAGAAAACAACAAAAGTTGCGACTGGTAACAAGCAACCAATAAAATTGGCAAAGGCTACTGTTAATCCAGTTGTTATGGACGATAAGAGCGTCTTGTTCACAGGATATGTATTAGATGAAATGCAGATTCCAGCCGACTATCAAAAGTTGGTGAAGATGTGCAGATTCTTCTACATGCATGACCCTATTGCGGGTACTGTTATGAACAAGATAGTTGATTGTGCTATAACACCTTTGACTAACAGAAAGGCAAATTGTTCCGATGAAGAGTATGCTGTATACAACTCTATCCTAGACTTGCTACAGGAATTCTTCAGAAACGTATGCCTTGAATACCTATTATCAGGATTGGTTGTACCTCAGTATGAGTGGGCTAGAACAAGAGGTAGTGACCTATCTCCTACTCTTGATTCCAGACGTAGAGTTTATGTTCCAGACAATATCTGGTTCAGAGACCCCGCTTCTCTTACTGTAAAACTATCACCTTTGATGAAGAGATATATCTATGTTACTATTGATGTCAACACAATCCAGTTTATCAGAACTGGTAAGTTACCCGATGGCACTAAAGATGAGGAAATGCTAAAGGAGTTTGAAGAGAACTATCCTGAATTTGTCAAAGCAGTCAAGTCTTTGAAGGGAACGAAGATGCAGATAAAACTAGAGAACACAAGACCTATCTTCTCTAGAACATTACCTGAGAATCCATATCCTATTCCTTACATGGAGAATGCTCTTGAGTCTTTACTTCACAAGAGAAACTTGAGAAAGATGGACTACTCAATCGCATCCAGAGTGATTGCGGCTATCCAGTTGATTAAACTTGGTAGTGACGATTTCCCATGTACTGATGAATCAGATTTTGACCAGATTAAGGAACAAATCAATTACCGCACGTCAACAGGTTATGCGGAGAGAATATATCAATTGTTTGCTAACCACACATTGACTATTCAGTGGGTATTCCCTGATACACAGGCAATGTTGAATAGAGAGAAATATTCTTCAGTGGAAGATGACATCATTGCTGGTCTTGGCTTCCCACGTACACTTATTACTGGTGAAACATTACGTTCTAGTACGGCTGGTGGTAGCGACTTTGCGGCTTTCTCTCCTATTGCAACAATGGAAACGATAAGAGACAAGTTGCTTGAGTGGACTAAGGTTCTATATAAGGAAATGCAGGACAAGAACGGTTTCCAGAATCGTCCTATTCCAGCATGGTCTCCAATGAAGTTGTACAAACTTCTTGACCTTAACAACATTGGTGCTTCTATCTACAAGGAAGGCTCACTATCCAGAAAGACTAGACTTGAGATGCAAGGTCTCGACTTCGACACTGAGGTTGAAAGAAAGACTGAGGAAGCTAAAGTGTACAAGAAGAATAAACTTCCTGATGCACCTGCTCTACCATTCTCTTCTCCACAAATTGGTAATCGTCCAAGAGGTGGTGGAACACCTACTGAAGAACCAACGGTGGCTGAGGAAGAAAATTAAGGAGATTATATGAAGGTATTGGTTACAGGCGGGAGAGGGTTTCTTGGCACGTATGTCATAAACGAACTAATAGATAGTGGCTTTCCACGAGGTGACATATATGCTCCTTCATCGCTAGAGGCTAATCTTCTACAAGAAGAACAATGCCGTAGAGTTATGAAGGGTGCAGATGTGTGTATTCATCTAGCGGCACGTGTGGGCGGAATTGGTCTTAATAATGCTAAACCAGCAGACCTGTTCTACGAGAATATGCAGATGGGTCTTAACGTAGTACACGTATCACAACAGATGAAAATAGGTAAGTTGTTGGTTGTTGGAACTATCTGTGCATATCCTAAACTGACACCTGTACCGTTCAAAGAAGAAGACTTGTGGTGTGGTTATCCAGAAGAAACCAATGCTCCATATGGCATAGCAAAGAAGTCCCTTCTCGTCTACCTTCAATCTTGCAGAAAGGAATATGGTCTAAATGGTATATTCCTGTTACCTGTAAACCTTTACGGTCCAGGTGATGATTTCAGTCCAGAAAGTTCTCATGTGATACCAGCACTGGTAAAGAAGTTCTACGATGCAAAGACCGAAAACTCAAAAGAGGTGATAGTTTGGGGTACTGGTAAAGCAACCAGAGAGTTCTTGTACGTGAGAGACTGTGCTGAGGCAATAGTTAAGGCACTGAAGACATACAATAAACCAGACCCAATTAACGTTGGTGCTGGCTTCGAGATTTCTATTAAGGACTTGGTTGAAAAGATAGTCAAGTTATCAAACTACAGTGGTGAGATTGTTTGGGACAACACTAAACCAGATGGTCAACCTAGAAGAATGCTTGACACCACCAAGGCGGAAAAGGAATTCGGTTTTAAGGCATCAACCTCATTTGACTATGGGTTGATGAGTACAATTAAATGGTATGAGGATAAAGGTAAGGATGTTTATTCAAGAAGAACTGTATAGTAAATTTGTAGAGTTAATGCCAATTGCATGTGTTGACATTCTCGTTCACCAAGGTGACAAGATTTTGTTCATCAAGCGTAACCAAGAACCAGCAAAAGGACAGTGGTGGGTTATTGGTGGTAGATTAGATAAGAATGAGACAATGGAACAATGTGCTCTGCGAAAGTGTAAAGAAGAGATTGGTCTCGATGTGGTAATAGAAAAGAAGATTGGTGTCTATGACGAGTTTTTTGATACCAGTATTCAGGGTCCATCTACTCACACTGTTTGTGTAGCTTTCTTGGCTACTCCAATTGGTAACATAGATGATTTTGCTGTGGATTCTACCAGCGATAGTGGAATCGTGACTAATGTGATTGATGAACGCTTAGACCCATATGTTAAGCGACTATTGGTTGATAGCGGGATGGTGAGGTAATGATGAAAGCTTTAATTACAGGTATAACAGGGCAAGATGGCTCTTACCTGGCTGAATTTCTACTCTATAAGGGGTACGAGGTTCATGGAATTATAAGGAGAGCCAGTACATTTAATACGAGCAGACTAAACAATATCTATGTTGACCCACATGAAAAGGGTGCTCGTTTGTTCTTGCACTACGGTGATTTGACGGACTCTGAACAGGTTACTAACCTGATTTACAATTTGAAACCTGATGAAATATATCATCTCGGAGCACAGAGTCATGTGCGTGTAAGTTTTGATTGTCCAGAATTCACAAGTAACGTTACTGGACTTGGCACTACTAGAATTCTAGAAGCAATCAGAAGAAGTAAGTACGAAGAGAAGTTTTACCAAGCATCCAGTAGTGAGATGTTCGGTGCTTCTACTCCACCTCAGAATGAAGATACTCCATTTCATCCTCGTAGTCCGTATGCGTGTGCTAAGGCTTATGCGTACTGGATGACAAAGAACTACAGAGATGGATATGGATTATTCGCTTGTAATGGTATCTTATTCAATCACGAGAGTCCACGCAGAGGAGAGACATTCGTAACTAGAAAGATAACCAGAGCAATTGCTAACATACTTAATGGTAAACAGGACAAATTGTATTTGGGTAATCTGGACGCATGTAGAGATTGGGGATTCGCTCCTGAGTATGTAGAGGGAATGTGGAAGATTCTACAACAAGACACACCAGATGACTTTGTTCTAGGTACTGGTGAAACGCACAGTGTCAAAGAGTTTGTTCAGGAAGCATTCTCATATGCTGGTTTGAAGTGGACAGATTATGTTGATATAGACCCAAGATACTTTAGACCTACAGAGGTTGAGAAGTTACAAGCAGACCCAAGCAAAGCAAATAAGGTATTTGGTTGGAAACCAAAGGTTACATTCAAAGAGTTGATTAGAGTTATGGTTGATTCTGACCTAGAACTGGCTGGAATAAATCCTATTGGTGAAGGAATCAAAGTAATTAACAATAAATTTGAATGGTGTACTTGGGGGCAAGGAAAGGAGATTCTCTGTGGAGATTAGACATTTTACTGATAAGGATATTGATGGTCTTATAAAGCTACAAGAAGATAACAAGGGAGAGTTCAAGTATTTTACTCCTCACCCAGTTGATAGGGTAACTTTGCTATCCATAATCAAGACAGCCAAATTAGACCTATATTACGTGGTGGTGTATGAAGGAAATGTTATTGGCTATGGCATATTACGTGGAATGGACGAGGGATACAAAGTACCTAGTTTGGGAATCGGTATTGATAAGAAGTTTTATGGTACTGGGGTTGGTTCTCTGCTTATGAACTTCTTGGAGACTACTGCTCGGATTCGTGGCTATAAGAAAATGAGACTGCGTGTCTACAACGAAAACAAGAGAGCGTTTCCGTTCTATTTGAAACTTGGTTATAAGTATGAACCATACGATGAACACTCTGTTTTAGGTTTTAAGGAGTTATAATGGACATTAGTAAGAAGTCTATTGGTGTCTTGATTGACGAGTTAATAACCACTGACATTAAGTGTTGGTTTGCCCAAGAGAAATTACTTGCTGGAAAAGATGACCACGAAGTGGCAGAAGCGGCAAAGGATGCACAAGCACTCAATGCCAGGAGAAACCAACTAATACGAGTTATTGATGAGATACTAGGTCAAGGTGGTATTTCTTTACTGAGGAAGAGTTATGACAAATAGACGACTCTTCATGTACGCCACACAAACTAAGTTGGTAGAAGAGGAGTCATTCTTATTTTACAAGTTAGGTTTTGATGTATACACGGCGGCTTGGGCAACGAATCAGACAACACATTTCTTGGGTTATCGTGAGTTTCACCCAAAGCACTTCTATCAAGGTTCATGCGATTTCTTGTCCGATTCTGATAAGAAGATACTATCCAAGATTGATGTTGAATGGGTAAACTACCAAGAACTCCTACGATATACTATCCAGATGTAAGCAAGGTTCTACTGGAAAACTTCGATGCAATGTATGTGTCAGCACCAACACCTTGGTTGCTTTATGCAGAAGATTTCCTAAAAGCTGGCAAGATTGTGGTGTATCGTTCATTCGGGTATCCACCGTATACTTGGGGTAAGTTCGTTGATTTGGATGTTTTGTTTAAGTATGATAAATTCCATGTGGTTACTTGTGTTCCTATTGACCAGAAGCAATACCAGAGGTCTTATACTGCGGTAACCATGCTTAATAGGGAACTAATAGAACCACTACCAACAGCACCAAGTAGATATACTTTTACAGTGTTCCCCGACATCTCACCCACCATAAAGAAGTCAGTCATGGCTCATATGAATGATATGCAAATACCCTGGACTTTACATGATTATTCTAAGGATGCCTGGAAATCTCATAGTGAGATAAATAAGTTGTTTGCGGAGTGTTTCTTATATTTGGACCTTAACAATAATGTGAGATATACAGCATTAGAAGCTATACTTCATGGAAAGGTTGCTGTTATCAAAGATAATTATATGTTGAGTTACATGAGAGACACAGGTCTAACCATAGAGGACAAGTTCTGGTATACAAATTACGAATCAGACCTTAGAGAGACAGTTCTAAAGTTGTACCTCGATGACCGTTTTAGAAATAAGATTTTAGAGGCACAAAAAGTGTGGTTGAATGGCACATTAGATTCAGCCGTAAATGTTTGGTGTAAAGTGTTAGAGGTAAAGGATGATAACTAGGTTCTTCGGACAGTGGGATATACCAGTTGATAAGGTTCTGTATGAGAACTACTTTAAGGATGTTGAAAGTGGTACATTTATAGATTGTGGTGCGGCAGAAGGTGCATTGTATAGCAATACTTTTGCTTTCGAGAGAGAAGCTAACTGGACTGGGTTGTGTCTTGAACCTTCACCAAAAGCTTTTGCTGAGTTGATTGTTAACAGACCTAAAGCAACTAATCTAAACATCGGATTATCAAACAAAGATGGTGTGATTACATTCACCCAAGCTGTCCATCCTGTAGGTACTGGCGCAGGTCTTCCAGCAGGTGGTGCTGTAAGTTACCTACCTAATTTGAAGAAAGAGATAGGTGCTTGGGGGTATAACTTCTCTGAGATACCAATAAATGTCTTGACCTATAGGACTATGGTTACAAAGTACAACATTATTAAAGTTGACCTATTGGTTATTGATGTCGAGGGTCACGAGATGTCTGTCATAGAGGGTATGGTTGGTGCTTCGGTTCTTCCAAAGGTTATCTGTATTGAATATCCCATAACTGGTATCAACAAGATAACAAGAGCACTTACCAATCTAGGATATAGGCTAGATTTTGTTAGTTATAACAATGCGTTCTTCTCTAACGGAGTAGAGAGTAAGGAATGGTTCGGTAAGACAAAATTATGGGAAGGATGTTATCAAGATGACTAATATACCGTATTCTAAACCATCAATATGTGGCAAGGAAGCCGACTTTGTAACTGATGCTATACAATCAACGTGGTTGTCTGGTGGCAAGTATCTTGGACAACTAGAGAAGTGGTTCTCTGACAAACTACAAAGCAAGCATACGTTACTCGTGTCGAATGGTACTACTGCTCTGCAACTAGCATACATGGGTTTGGGCATTGGTGTAGGAGATGAGGTAATAGTACCTGGTTTTGCTTTCATGGCGGCTGGTAATCTATTGAACCATATCGGAGCAACACCTGTGTTTGCTGATGTTGACCCTCATACTTGGTGTATGGGTGTTATAGACATCGAGAAGAAGATAACTGACAAGACTAAAGCAATTGTGGTTATTCATACTTATGGCAATGTGTGCGATATGGATGATATAATGACTTTAGCTAATTCAAAAGGTATTCCTGTAATCGAAGATGGTGCAGAAGCTTTATTCTCTAGATATAACGGAAAATATTGTGGTACAATCGGAACAATCGGAACTTTTAGTATGCACGCCACTAAGACTATCACAACTGGTGAGGGTGGCTTCGTATTGTGTGATGATGATACTGTTTCTGAGTTAATGTCTACTATCAGAAGTCATGGTTTACCTAATCGTGGTAGTTATAATCATGTATTGGCGGGTCATAACTTTAGGATGACTAATTTGCAAGCGGCTTTTGGTTGTGCTCAAGTAGAGAATGCTGATTGGGTTATTACTGAAAGACAGAGAGTCTACGACACATACAAGAAACTTCTTACTAATCAGGAAGGAATTACTTTACAGGCAATGACTACTGGTGTTGACCCAGTATTGTGGGTTGTGGCAATAAAACTTGATAAGAATAATTTCCCTCAAGGCAGAGATGGCGTGGTAGGACAAATGAATACTGATGGTATAGAAACTAGACCTGGGTTTGTTCCGTCCAGTAGACTAGGATACTTCAAATCACACTCAGTTCCAAATTCTGAGGTTCTTGGAGAAACGGTGATGAGTTTACCAACCTACCCATTCTTGAAGGATGACGAGATTTCTCTGATTTGTGAGAGACTTATTTCGGTGAGGAGTTAGTAATGAGATTTAGTAAAATATGCAGGATAGCGGGTGATGAGTTAGTTCCTCTATTCTCTTTGGGTGATTTGTATGTGTCTGATTTCATTCCTGCTAATGAACAACCATCAAAACCAAAGTATGAGATAAAACTTATGCTATCACGTAAATCTGGATTGGTTCAACTTGAAAAAGCTCCACCTCTAGATATGATGTATGGTGAATATTGGTACAGGTCTGGAATCAGTAATACCATGAGAGCAGAATTGAAAGATATTGCCGAATCGTGTGTGGATGCTATTAGACCCAAAGATGGTGATGTGTTCTTGGATATTGCTAGTAACGATGGTACTCTTCTAAGTAATGTTCCATCTAACCTTATCAAGATTGGTATTGACCCTGTTGACGAGTCGTTTCAGGCGGACGCTAGAAAATATGCCGATGATGCCATACAAAATTACTTCACCGCAGATGTCTACAAAAAAGGACGTTACGGTAGCAAAAAAGCCAAGATAATTACTACAATTGCTATGTTTTACGACCTAGAAGATTCAGCCTCATTCTTGGACGACATAAATGATATTATGGATGATGATGGTCTGTTTGTACTTCAACTTAGTTATACCCCCTTGATGCTACAGCAATTAGCCTTTGACAACTTATGTCACGAACATGTGTGCTACTACTCATTGTCTTCATTGAAGTACCTACTTGACAGAAAGGATATGAAGATTGTTGATTGTCAGTTGAATGATGTCAACGGTGGTAGTTTCCGAATCTATATTATGAAGAACAAAGGAGACATCACCAAGTTTAAGACACACCCATACAGAGATGTGGCTAAGTTCAGGGTTGAGTCTATCCTTGAGTATGAACGCAAACTGAAGTTAAACGAACCAGAAGTTTACCTTGATTTCTACAAGAAAGTATGTGAACTGAAGAAACAAACAGTAGAGTTCATCAGAAATGAGAAAGCAAAAGGCAAAACTATTTGGGGTTACGGTGCTTCAACCAAAGGTAATACTCTTCTTCAGTGGTACGGACTAGATAACACAGTCATAGATGCCATTGCGGAGCGGTCTACTTTTAAGTTTGGTCTAAAGACAGTTGGTAGTAACATACCGATAGTGTCAGAAGAAGAGATGAGGAAGGCAAAACCAGACTACTTACTTGTTCTACCTTGGCACTTTGTGAAAGAGTTTAGACAGAGGGAGAATGATTACTTGAGTCATGGTGGTAAGTTCATTATTCCTTGTCCTACTTTCTATACGTTGGGGGCTTAATGTGGGTAACGTAGTATTCTATAATCACTATGGTAATGGCGACCTGTTCATATCTAGAGAGTTTATTAGGGACATTATGAGTATTATCCCTGCTGACAACTACTACTACGCTCACGCAAAGAATCCTAGAATGTTTGCAGACATACCTAAACTACAACATACCAAGATTACTGATAATTGCATAATGAGAAGTCGTTGTGGGTTGTCTGGCAGTGACATTTACATCAATACGTGGTTGGGTGTTGATTCTACATTCGTTACTAGAGCAAATTCATGCAGTATATTAAATGCGTATAAGATGTTTAGCTTAATACTAGCAACGCTTGGTTACAAACCACTTTCAAAACCGCTAGACGCATATCTACCATCAGTGGACTATACTGCATTTGACATAACCCCAGTTGATGAGTTCTTGAAGTCTGTAACCAGTAAGTTAGTATTGGTGGCTAATTGTAATGCACAATCTGGTCAGGCAGAGAACTTCGATATGACAAGTGTTATACAAAGATTGTGCGACAATTATCATAATACTATCTTTATGGTAACTGACCCAGTTAAGGTTGATGCACCGAATTACATAACTACTGGTGAGATTACAAAGAGTAAAGATGGATTTGACTTGAACGAAATATCATACCTCAGCAGGTTTGCTGATTTGTTCATTGGCAGAAGTTCTGGTGCTCAAATATTTACTATGACCAGAGATAATTACATGAATCCTGATAAAACATTCCTATCATTTACTAAGATGGTGGAAAGTGCTCATATTGTTTGGCAAGCACCAGTAATAAAAGCCAAAGTATATTGGAGTAATGCTACTAATGAGACTGATGTTTACAATTATACGTGTAAGGTTATAAACGAAAGGAGAGGAAATGAGTAAAACATTGATTGGAATAGTTAGTTTTGGCAACCTTCCATTCACCAAACTAACAATAGAAGAAATAGAAAGGACGACTACCAAACCGATTGAGTTTTTTATCGTAGTTGGTAAGCCAGGTGATGTGGATACGGAGAAGTATCTTGTGGACAGAAAGATACCTCATGTGGTTCACAAAGATAATTATGGTTTTCCATACTCTCTTAACGACATATACGACAGGGCGTTCAAGAATAGTGATTATGACAATCTCATAATTGCTGGTAATGATGTCATAGCATATCCTACTACCATTGATGCACTTATTGAGACTGCTGATACGACCAAATATGGCTGGATTTCAGCTTGTCAATACGATGTAAAATCTTTGGTTAGGGACTATCCTGATACAGCACGGTATTTTGATGTCAACAGGAACTATGCTTTTAAGGACTTCAATACCAGACCTTGGGATGCGTTCAAAGGTTTTGACCAACCAAAGACACCTGCTCAACCTGGACTAAGCGATATACACAACTTGGCACTATATAAGAAGGTAGTGTATGATGTGATTGGCTTGGTTGATGTTGGGTTCTATCCAGCGTACTACTCAGATAATGACTATGCTAGAAGAGGTGTTAATGCTGGATTAGCAGATATATCATGTACTCTTTCAGGTGCGTACTATTTCCATTTTTGGAGTAGGACAATTCATCAGGGTAGCGGTGGTTCTAATGGTCAATTCTTTAACAACAATAGAATGTACTACATTCTAAAGTGGGGTGGAGATTTTGGTAGTGAGCGGTTCAAAGTACCATTTGGTGGTAATAAATTTACACTACCTAAGAGCGATATAGTTCTAAATGCTGATATAAAGATTAGTTCTAGAGAAAACGAACTGCAAGTAATAGACTTTTGGCGTAAGCCATTTGGAGGATAACATGCCTTATGGAATTAATAACGAAACACCAGAAATGACCAAGTGGATGGAGAACTGCGTTGGTTCTATCACTGGTACTAATAGCAGGACTGGTAAACCCTACAAAGAGGGTGAGAAAATTGCTATTTGTAAGTGGAATCTAAAGAAGCATGGTATGAAGAAAGAGTCTTCAAGTGAACTGAGTATGCGTGAGGAACTTTGGGACTTAGAGAAGAAGATTCGTGACGCTATTGTAGGTCCATCTAAAGAAGTAGTTGCTCCGTCAAGTGGTCCTTGGGTTGCGGACATCTTTGATGACTATGTGATAGTGGAGAGTGGTTCTAAGTTATACAAAGTACCTTACACAATGGAAGGTGATGCTGTTACCGTTGACTGGGCGAAAGCAACTGTGGTAGAGCGTAAGACAGTTTACGAACCTGCTGGTAGTGAAAAGAAGACATCCACAACTAGAATTGTAACCTACGGCGGACGTACACTAAGTTAAAGGAGAGGAAATGAAGGTTCTATGGGTCGGAGATGCTGTAATACAATCTGGATTCAGCACAGTAACTCATAATGTCTGTGATGAACTAACTAAGATGTGTGACATAACCGTATTCGGCATCGGTTATGATGGAAGGGTCAGGAACAAATTACCGTACTACGTATATCCTGCGGCTGATAAGTTCGATTTGTATTCGTTTGCTAACGTACCAAAGGTAATTGAAACTGATGGTGCTGATGCTGTTGTCGTTTTCAACGATTTACCAGTTGTTATGGAGTATATAAAACACATACGTCAATCATATCCTAAATTGGCAATTGTACCATTGTTTCCTATAAACATGTTACCTCTTGATTACAAAATGGTATCTGTGCTATTACATTATGACATACCACAAGTATTGACTTACACTGAATTCTCTAAGAAACAGGTAAATAATATTATACCGAGTATTGGTGTCGAAGCCATTTATCATGGTGTTGATAAAAAAGTCTTTACGCTTGATGCTGATTGTAAGAAGACTACAGGATTAAAAGATTACTTTGTGGCGGGTTATATTGGTTCAAACACAAGCAGGAAGAGACTAGATTTGCTGTTGGAAGGTTTTTCAAAGTTTGCCAAAAACAAAACTGATGTTCGGTGCTTAATACATACCAATGATATTACGAGATGTTATCCAATACCTGATATTGCTGACTACTATGGCGTTAAGGACAGAGTAATACTCAGTTCTGGTTATGCTCCTAATGATAAACTTAGAATGTTATACAGTCTTATGGATGTAAACGTTAATACGTCTCTAGGAGAAGGTTTTGGGTTACCTTTGATTGAGGGAGCATCGTGTGGTGTTCCAGTGTTATGTCCAGAGCATGGAAACTTGGTTGATATTTGGTCAAGTGGAGCAGATTTTATTAAAATTGCTAAAGATGAGTTTGTTCCTAACAGTAACAATCTTGGTGCGGTTATTGATACTGATGACATGGCAGTTAAACTAGAAAAATTGTACATAGACCGCAATTATTTGAAAACTCAGGGTACTAATGCTCTTAATAGGAGCAACGAACCCTTGTTTGATTGGATGATAGTATCGAGTAAGGTGTATAGTTCCCTAGTTTTGTCTACCAAGACCCGAATGAACATCATAGTTTAACCCAAAAAATATCAAAAACTACCAAAATAATGATTTGATATTGCCATAACTTGTTAGTATAATAGTAGAGGGATATATACGTATCCCTAAGAGGTTCAATGCTTATGGAAAAAAGAGCAGATTTCACAATTAACTTAAAGTTCATGGAAGATAAAGACCTTGCTCTTGCGGGCGTTGAGGGATACAAGAACCCTCTGTTGACGTGGGTGAAGTTCGTTTTTACTGACGATAAACCAAATGCAAATAAGCAAGGAATTGGTCAAGATGAGTTCTCAAATCTTATAAAGTCAATGGCTTATATGCCTATCAAGGCTAATTATAGTGCTGATTCTGGTGTTGAGGGTCATGCGGATGCCGCAATCATCGGTGTGATAAAACAAGGACAACAGGAAGCAAATAAGATTATGGCTATTGGTGCTTTATTCAATGACGAACACCCCGAAGTTATTGAATTCTTCAAGAAAGAACTAGCCGAAGGTCGTGAAGTTGGTTTTTCGTGGGAGATTAGATACAAGGACTCAGAAAACAAAGACGGAGT